CCCACCGATACAATTTTCTTGCAGTGCGGCAGGTAAGGCGTGGCCTGCTTGGTGTGCATCCAATCCGCATCAAACAGCAACCATGTCGGCCCCCAAAACAAGGATCTCTCGATGATCTGGTGCATCACATCGCGGCCCCAAGGCGGGTTTGTAATCACTAGGTTGGCGCGGTTCATGTCTTCGCGTGTCAAAAATGACGCATCTGCCTGTTTCACGATCTTGTGGCGAGGCTCGACGTCATAGGCGGCAACGCACTTGTGACCATGCTTTTGCAGGATGCGGATCAGAGCCCCGTCACCGGCGCAAGGCTCCGCATAATATGACCCCTTGGGTAGGTGCGAAAGAAGCGGCAGGACCGCCTCCTCCGGTGTTGCATAGGCATCGAGCTTGTGCGGTTTAAAGTTGCTTCGCTTGCCCATCTAAATATTTCTCCGCATTCGGAAGCTCACGTTCAATCAGATATTTTTCATAGAAATTTTTTAGAACGGGCAACACCGTCGCGAGGAAAGATTCGTCCCTGTTAATCCGCTCCAACGCATCCCCGTATGGCGTCCACTGGTAGAAGTCGCACCAATCGCGGTCCGTGGCAAATAGCTGTATCTGCATCTGCGCATAATAGTGGGTCTGCATTGCTGCCGTCTTGAATACCGGCGGTCTCTTGTACCGAATGCCAAACGGGCACTTGATCTCGACCAGTCCGCGATCGCCCACCAGTCCATCGGGGCTGGCCCCGAGCCAATGCTCGTATTGGTAGAAGGCGCACGGTTCAACCGTGTTGCCGGTGACCATCTCGTATTCAAGAAGGGCACCGGCCTCGTTCTGTACGCCCCAGTTAGTGGCTATGTTTCCCGTAAACTCACTGGGAGCCTTGTGCCAATCACGAACCATGCGGCGCAAGATGTCCGCTTGATTCGCAAAGGGTGCGATACCGAGGATTGCTCCAACGGCTGAACCGGTCACCCGGCCCTTTCGAATGTTAAACCATTCCTCGGATCGCTGTTCCATTATCTTTCGTCCTTTAAAGGCCAGCCCAATATCTTACAAAGGTCATCGGATGGGTTTACTTCGTCCATTATAATTTTGCGTTCTCGCTCCAAAAGACCAATGACATCGCCAATCAGATCAATTTGAGCGGTTGTGCTAAGTTCATCAAAATAAGATGAAAATGTCACATCACCATCGATATAACCATCCGTCCATAATGTAGCAATTCGCTTGCCTTTATGACGATCTCTATCCCAACCACGAGAAAATCTATCGGCCATCAAAGCACCTTATAGGCTACGATGGTGCCTGTACCACATTCACGCCACAAGAAATGACAAGCCAAATGTGGTCCGTTTTTTTCGCCACTGCGAAGAAGCACTTCCACAGACGTATCGTCGTGAACCGGACATTCACCGGCAGTGTGCGCCTGCCATCCCAAAGTTCGGATTTTAGACAGGCTTTCCATCTTCTTATGCAGTTCGCGACCAGCGTTTACAGCATCTTCAAGGATGCGTTCAAGCTTGGTAATACGAACTGTAAGCTTTCCAAGCTTTTCGTCAAAGCTTGGCTCTCTGGTACGAAGCAACTCAACCCAATCTCGGGTNTCTGTCTTCTTTTCTACTGTCACCTTTGCAGGACGTCCGCGTTTTTTCTTAATCTCAACCATTTTAATCTCCTGTATTAAAGAAGTTCCATCATAGCATCTGCAATTGCAAAAGCTTGCTCAGCAATCCTATTTTCTTCTCCGATGCAATAGGTATTTTTAACAACATTTAAAGCAGCCATTGCAAATTGGTGCCTTAATGATCCGCCAACAGTATCAATATTGCTACTGACTTCTTCAATTGAACCATTGATCCTATTGAGCTGTTCTCGGATTTCACTTAAAACCAAAACCGTTTCATAGGGTATAGACATCATTCCCATTTTAATCTCCATATGTTGTTAAAGTGGGGACGGCCACCGCCAGCCGCCCCCGTCCCGTTCTAGTCCCCTTAGAACGGAATTCCATCATCGTCGTCTGCAGGGCGTGGCCGTGCAGCCTTGGACGCGCCAGCCTTCGGCGATACCGACGCAATCCAGTTGCCGGTCATCTTCTTGCCGTCGTCGCCGACCATATCCCAGATGTTGACCGTGATCTGCATCTGCTTGCCCGAAAGCGCCTTCTGCAGGTTGTTGTCATTCGGTGCCTTGCCGCTGGCAACCAGTGCGCCACCGGCGTTCTTGTCGATAGCGAAAAGCATGCGCTTGGCCTTGTCCTTGGCCTTCTCTGGGTCTTTCTGGCGCGGCTTGTCGTCGATGCACCAAATCTTCTGGAAGACCTTGCGGTTCTTGTATTCCGCAGGCGTCAGGACCGACCAGCGGATCGAGACAAACTCGTTGCCATCACGGTCTTCATCGATTTTTGCCTCGTCAATGGCAGCCAGCAGGCCGGTGCCATCGGGGATCGGAGCAAAGTTACCGCCGCCGGTTTCAAATTCGCCGCCGGTCTTGTGGATGTCATCGCCATCCGAGAGGTTCCAATAATCAACCATTTACTTTTTCCTTCTTCAATACAACGCTGAGTGATGGGATATAGGCTTCGAGGGGGTTCTTACCCAGCTCGACGATCAAGGGTTCGGTAATGCCATAGCGGTTTTTAGACACATTGGCTGCCGCTGCATGTGTGATCAGCACACGAGTTCCGTCGGAGATGGCTTTCTTGCGGTCGCCGTCACCCTTGGTGAATGTTTCCAGTTTCAAGAAGCCCACGACATCTACGTCATCGACATAGGGTGCCATCGACTTGGCATGCAGGCGCAGGCCGTACTTGCTAAACGAATCATCATCCGGTGGATTTTCGGTGCCGATTTCGACGTGGGCAATGAACACGGTATGCATGCCGCGCTTTTCAGCGAGGATGGAAGCAGCCTTGCGCAAACGCTGGTGCATAATCGCGACAGCCTCGCGGCCAGCGCCATAGCCACCAGCAGCCTGCTGGATGTTTGTGGCCTTCTTGTTGTCCTTCGCGATGACGTCCGCGATAAACATGCGCTCCAGAGCCGTGATGCTATCAACGACCAAGGTCTTGTAGCCATGCTCTTCGCCCATCAGACCCTTAAGCTGGTTCCAAAGGTCTTCGACGTCATTAATGACGGGGAAAACATCCGGCTTTAGATTTTCGGGGATTGATTGAACACCATCTTCAGCACGAATAAAGATCGGCTTGGGAAACGAGGCAGCAAGTGTGGTTTTACCCATACCACTATCCCCGCAAAGCGTGACAACTACAGGCCTGTCACCCGGCTTTTTTATCGTATCTAAAATGCCCATTGGCATATCTCCTCTGTTTCAACGTGTTGACAAATGACAGCAGGTTGTGTGATTGTCAACACCACAATATTGAAAGAGGCATAAAAAATGGATTTGAACAATATCACGATGGAGCGCATAAGGGTGGCGCTCAATGACCGCAACCTCGCAAAGGTTGCTGTCTCTACTGGTCTACACGAGAATACCATTCGCTCTATTGCTGCGGGTAAAAACAATAATCCGCACATGACGACATATGAAAAGCTCGTGAAATATCTTTTTGGGAACCAAGAATAAAATGTCAAATCATCGCGACTTTTGGGAGGCGGGTTACCGCATCTTTGGGCTGCACCCCTTGACCAAGCAAAATAAATGCGGCTGCGGCAAGCATGATTGCAAGGCTGTCGGCAAGCACCCGATCATGTCTAATTGGACTTCGGTGCCTGAATGGTCCGAAGAGCAATTGGAAAGCTTCGAGGAAATGGACCACTTCGCCACGGGCTACGGTGTGTTGGTGAAGGGGTTGATCGTCGTCGATGTTGACGCCCGTAATGGCGGTGTCGAATCATATGCGCAGTTGATCAAGGACTTCCCAGAAATCACCGGCGCAGGCCTGATCGTGGAGACAGGATCCGGCGGTGGATCGAAGCACCTGTACTTCAAAGCACCTGAGAATGTCGCCTTGGTGCAGCATTTGGATGCATACCCCGGTATTGATTGGAAATCGTCTGGATATATAGTCGGACCGGGGTCGCTGCATGCCAGTGGCAATCGCTACAAAATCGCTGTGGGATCGCCAAGTGATATCGACACCGCCCCAGCATCGCTGCTT